CTAAAGACGGCAACATACATTACACATTCGTAGGACTAAGACGTTCACTAGATGCTATTAAGTCTAAGGCACGTATCATGTTGGCTTGGGTGGATGAGGCAGAACCAATGAGCGAAATGGCATGGCAGAAACTAATACCAACAGTTCGAGAAGAAGGCTCAGAGATATGGGCAACGTGGAATCCCGAATCAAAGTACAGCGCAACACATGAACGATTTAGAATATCACCACCTAAAAACTCTAAGATAGTTGAACTCAATTACACTGACAATCCTTGGTTTCCAGATGTACTAGAGGCAGAACGCCTAGAAGACAAAGCCAAACGTATCGATATGTACGAACACATTTGGGAAGGTGGCTTCTTAGTATTCAGTGAAGGCGCTTACTATTCAACAGAGATGCGCTTGGCTAAGGAAGAAGATAGAGTAGGTGAGGTTAGATACGATAGAGATAAGGGTGTAGTAACTGCTTGGGATTTAGGAATAGGCGACTCAACATCTATTTGGTTTGCTCAGTACATCGGCACAGAGATACACATCATTGACTATTACGAAGCATCAGGTGTTGGATTAGACCACTATGCTATCGTATTACAAGAGAAAGGTTACGTGTATGAACAACACATATTACCGCATGATGTAAGGGTTAGAGAACTAGGCACAGGCAAGTCAAGACTAGAGACATTAGATGGTTTAGGCATTAGAAATGTAGAGATAGCACCTGACCTAAGAGTAGATGACGGTATTCAATCAGCACGTTCAATGATTCATAAATGTTGGTTTGATGCAAATAAATGTGAAAAAGGTATCGATTGTTTGATAAACTACACACGAGATTGGGATGAAAACGGTAAGACTTGGCGCTCAAGACCTCGACATGATTGGGCATCGCATGGCGCAGATGCTTTTAGATATTTGGCGATAGGTTACAGACCATTAGATTCATCTTGGGGTAAGCCTATAAAACGTAACATTAAGGGAGTTGTTTAATGGGTTTATTTGATGAGTTGTTAAGTCAGCCAGGTGTTACAGCAACAGGCGGTGGCACAGGGTACGACCCAAGAGATGACGAGATGGAAGTGCGCTTCACAGCAGAAGGCACTCCTTACAATGCTAGACATGGTACTCCGTTACATGAAGGACACACTAGAGCAAACCAACCTATGTTCGACCTTCCAACGGTCGAAGTACCTACAGAACCATCATTACTGAATTACGGATATGACCAAACTGTACAGCCACCTCAACAAGTTGACGTAAATCCTACGCAAGAATACATTGACCCTATGTCGTTATACAACAGACAAGGCAGAGCAGATTACATCCCACAGAACATTGTAGATACAAACACAGTATTCGGCAGTCCAAGTCTAGGCTCATTACCAAACCCTACTCAAGACGCTAGTGCTATGGAAGCACTTAACAAAGCATCAGCAGAACGTGATAAACAAGCGCAGATTGAAGCACAACTACAGGTATTACTAAAGGCTCAAGGACTAGATAATCGTGCTGAGTGGGATATGCGTAGAGCAGACGACCAATTTGCTAACCTAGACAAGCAGTACGATATTAACAACCAAGTAGCCACAGATGACTTCGGCAACCCACTATTAAACGCTAATGAGCATGGTCAAACAAGTTACGACATAAACGCAATCAAACAAGAGTCTCTTGATAATCTAATGATGCAAGACAGAGAGCCTGTAGTCACTCCGCCTGTAGTTACTCCAACAGACAACAAACCTAACTACCCTAGTCACTTAACCCCTTATGCAATAAAAATGCTAGAGGAACAACGCAAAAGAAACGAGATGTTTCAGGGTATAGGTGATACAGCAACAGGTATTTATGAAGGCGCTAAGACATTAGGCTCAGATATTTATGATGACGTTACAGGTTTTGACTATAAAGGATTAGGTTCAGATATTTATAAGGAAGGTGCTGACGCTGTACAAGGCGCAAAGGATTTATACACAGACTTTAATAAGCCTGATACTCGTACTCACAGACAAAGGATGATTGATAATCAGACTAATGTTGTTGAGCCTGTTAAAGAGTTTATAACTGATACTATTCCTGAATTTGCAGGTGATGCTTATGAAGGCATCTTAGGTCCTCTTGTAGGTAATTGGTATGACAACCTGTCTAAAGATGCAGAAGGTCCTACACAAGAGTACGATTCAGCAACAGGCGTTCAGAAACCTATGGTGTTTAACTTTAAGAAGTCTCTAGCAACAGAAGTTAAAGGACTTGTGGATGCTGCAACAAGTCCTGTAGAGACAGCAGATGCTATCGCTAGTGTAATTTCAGGCGCAGTTCAACACACGCTACCTGATGATATGGCTTGGAATGAAGACTCTAAGAAGATGGCAGGGGCTATTGGACAAATGTACGCTGAAAGATATGGCTCTATAGATGGGTTTAAGAAAGCATTAGCAGAAGACCCTGTTCCTGTATTAATTGAATTAACAGGCGCAGGATTAGTTAGTAAGGTGGTTGCAGCGAGAACCCTTGCTTCTATGAAGAAAATTGATATGGGTGAGGCTTTAGAGAAGTTCACAGACAAGGCTGTAGAGACAGCAACAATGGGAATGGAAAAGAGAGGGTTTCGTAAGGAACTGATGGTTTATCATGGTTCGCCTCATAAGTTTGAAAAGTTCGACCACAAGTATATGAGTTCAGGTGAAGGTGGTCAAATGATGGGTTATGGTACTTATCTTGCAGAGCATCCTAGTGTTGCTAAAACTTATGCGCCTCGCGACATGGTCATGGAAGACAAGTTATTGAAATTGTATGAAGACGCTATGGACTTTAGAAGACCTGGTGGCGAAGACGTTTTTGCCTATGAGGTTTATGAAAGAGCATTAGACCATTGGACTCCAAAGGAAATATCAGAATACATCAAAGACACATATAAGGGCGATGATTTAGTTAAAGCAGAAAAAGCACTTGGCAATTTCAAAAAAATGTATGGTGAGTCTGACAGTTATTTATACGATATAGATTTGCCCGATAAAACCATTGCTAAGATGCTAGACTCTGATAAAACAATTATGGAGCAATCTGATTACGTTATATCTGCGTTAGACGATATTTACCCTAACCTGTCTAAAGAAATTAACAACGCAAAACGAATTAAGCAGAAGTTAGACAAGACTACAAACAAAGCAGAAAGAGATAGTTTGTTTCAAGATTACGCTGATATTAAAAAACGCATAGGTTTCAATTTAGACGACAACGCTCATTCTCTCTACAGAGATTTAGAGAAAACACTAGGCTCTGATAAGAAGGCATCAAAACTTCTTGAAGAAAAAGGAATACATGGAGTTAAGTTTTGGGATAGAGAATCAAGAGGTTCAGGTGAAGGAACAAGGAACTTTGTCATATTTAACGAGAATAGCGCTAAGGTTCTAAAGCGTAATGAGGTGGATATACCTAATATTGACGATGGTCTATTAGGTCAGACTCTAGGGGCAACAGATGAAATCACAGAATTACAATCTGAGATAAAGCGCCTTAAAGGTTTAAGGGGAAAGGATATTACACAACGAACCATAGATGAACTCAGATGGGCAGAAGAAGAACTTTTAAAACTAAATCCGCTTGTTGCTCATCATAATATGAGTTCAGAAGCATTAAAAAAACATAGTGAATACGGTGGCGATATAGCAATGCCATCACTCGGAATATCTAAACCCGATGCTCCGTTTGGAGTTACAAGAGATACTACATTTGGAGAAATTGCGTTGTTAGGTGATAACAGTTTAATTGACCCTAAGAAGTCTAACACTTTTTCGTCAGACGCTTATACAGGACGCTCACCAAGAGAGATGGTAGTGTTTGATAAAGATGTAGAGAAGATTAAAGATGCTTTAGGTGCTGATACACTTAAATTCCATAATCGTGCCTTATATGATAAAGGTCTGCACGAACCTGAGTGGTTGGCAATAGATTTAAAAACACAAGAACTATTAGAAGCAAGAGGCTATAAGCCTGAAGATTACCCATCTTTCTTATCTATGAAAAGACAAGCAACTGAAGATTTAGGATATAAAGAGGTTTCCTACATAACTGTTGAAGCTACTAGAAATCCTGTGGAATTAGGGGAAATGAAAAGACTTATATTTCCTGAATCGGGCAGTAAGAAAGAGTTTACACCTAAAAGGGCCTTAACTGAAATGAGAAAGCAAGGCGGACACAAGAAAGGCTCAGAAAGAGAAATAGGAGACTCTGACTTCTTACATGACTCAAGAGCAAGAGCGATAACGTCTGAGAAATATCAAAGTCTTGATAAACTTGTAAGTGAAAGAAACAGGGTTCAAGAGCGAAGTCAATATACACACCTTGAAGACGGATTTAGTAATATGTTTGACAATACGGTCAAAAAAATTGAAGATGTTTTCAAAGCAAATCGTGGCTTAAAAACCAGTGAATATAAAGACGGAAACAAAACCCAAATAAACAACCTAAACAGGTTAGACACTCTCCAAGTAATTCAACAGGTCTTGCTTGGTGAAAAAATCCCTGATTTCATGCAACTAAACACATCTGATATAGTAAAAATCAAACAACTCGTTAAGCCGTTGGAGAAAATGGGTAGAGAAATGCCTACCGCTTATTTTGAGTCTAAGCCAAATAGAATTGTTAATATCGGTGAGTTTAAGACTGCCATTGTTCCAAAAGGCGACACAGCATCTATAAAGCGTTTAGAAAAGATGGGTATTGAAAACATCATAGAGTACAAAGACCAAGAGGGTTATCTTAGTGCGTTTAAAAAGAATCCTGAGTTGTTCTTCTCTAAGGCAATAATACCTACAAGCGGTCTATTAGGTGAAGACGCTATCAATGTTGAAGCAGAAGAAGAAGAGCCTGTTAAAGACGGCATCCTAAACAACGTCAAGTCATGGAAGCCTAACAATAAACTATCTCAATTCGTTAAGATGATGGAAAACGACCCACTAAGAGTGGGAAATACCAAGGTCACAGAATATGATGATGTAGGTCATAAGGCTAAAGGTTATGGCACTAAGTCAGGTTTACTTGCACAAGATACAGAGGCAGAGGCATCTAAGGCGCTGAACTCACAATTAGTCAAGGCAAACAAAGCAGTTGACAGATTGGTTAAGATAGATTTAAATGAAGACCAAAGGAATGCTCTAGTATCATTAGTCTATAATGTAGGTGAAGGCGCATTTGCTAAATCTAATGCCCTAAAAGCGTTAAATAATGGTAATATAAAGACATTCTTGAAAGAAGCGTTCGACCCTAAGATAGGATTTGTCAAAGCAGGTGGTAAGATTAGCAATGGCTTAGTCCGTAGAAGAGCGAGAGAAAAGAGCATTTTCACAAAGGGTAACTATGGCAATTAATACATTCACAACGCTAAAATCAGCAATAGCAGACTTCTTAAACAGAGACGACTTAACATCGGCTATCGAGAACTTCATCGCATTGTCAGAAGCACAGATTAACAGAGATATTCGACATTGGAAGATGGAGACTAGAGCTAGTGGTCAACAGAGTGCTAGTGATGAGTATTCACAAGTTCCTGCTAATTGGATGGAGACTATTAGGTTTCACATCACAGACAACGGAACATCACCTCTTGAGTTAATATCAAGAGCGGCTATGGCAG